AATCCGACGGACACCGGCCTCGACTACCTCAACGACCTGGTCGCCAAGCCGACCGTCTGGCTGTCCGCCTGGTTCCAGAAGCAGCGATGAAACTCCACGACTACATCACAGGCCACCTGGGGCGGCCATTCGAATGGGGGAAGCACGACTGCGTGCTGTTCGCCGTCGGGTGGCTGGAACAGGCCACGGGCCGGGATTTCCTCGGCCCGTACAAGCCTTGGGGCAGCGCGATCGAAGCCGCGCGCAAGGTCGCGAAGGCCGGCGGCCTCGATCTGCTCTTTGACCAGCAGCTGGCGCCCATCAACCCGCACCGGGCGGTCGACGGCGACCTCGCGATTATCCGCGGTACTGCCTACCTGTTCAGCGGTGCGCATGTGGTCTCGGTCGGCGAGGAAGGACTCGTGTTCAAGGATCGGCTCGAAGCGGCGTATGCCTGGAGCCACCAAATTCAAAAGGAAAAAGCCTAATGCCACCAGCAGTCGCAGCGTTTGCCGCGTGGGCGGGCATGTCGATCACTGCCGCCTATGTGACCGTCGCCTCCGTCATCATCAGCGCCGGCACCGCCATCTACGGCGCCGCCCAGGCCAGGAAGGCCGAGCGCGCCGCCGCAGGCACTGCCGCCTATGTGACCGTCGCCTCCGTCATCATCAGCGCCGGCACCGCCATCTACGGCGCCGCCCAGGCCAGGAAGGCCGAGCGCGCCGCCGCAGGTACGGCCGTCAATACCGCGATGAAGGATCGCATGGTAACCAGCGTGGCTACCGAGGCGCCGCACCGCTACATCTACGGTCGGGCCAAGGTCGGCGCCGACGTCGTGGCAATGTTCACGACCGGCGACAAGGATCAGTTCCGCCACCTGGTGTGCGTGCACGCGATGCACGAGTGCGACGCGATCGAGGAAGTTTGGGTCAACAACGTGCTGGTCGAGTCTCTGGATGCATCCGGCGACCCGACGTCCGGCCGCTTNCCTGGATCGACAACATGCGGCCGACGAGATCATGGATCCGCGCCCCTTCGCCGAGATCCTGCGCCAGTGGAGCACCTTCCACCCCGAATTCATCGCCCTGGGTGTGCGTGCACGCGATGCACGAGTGCGACGCGATCGAGGAAGTTTGGGTCAACAACGTGCTGGTCGAGTCTCTGGATGCATCCGGCGACCCGACGTCCGGCCGCTTCGCCGTCCAACCAAACCGCGACATCGAGGAGGAGCAGAAGGTCGGCCCGAGCTTTACGCTGTCCTACTTCCCGCGCGCCGGTTCGGTCTGGGTGTTCGCCGGCAGCGGCGCGGACATGCAGCCTGTGACCGTGAACAACGTCGTCGGCCGCACCGTGAACATCGCCCAGGACGGCCCGGTCACGGTCACCTACGAGCGCGATGTGCGCAGCAAGATGTCCGACACGGTCGACCAGTCGACCACGCCGGCGGCGACAAACCCGGTCGTCCGCGTCCGGAAGCACCTGGGCGGCGCCAGCGACGTGGCCGACACCTACCTGCGCTCGATGGTGGGCGACCAGTGGCCGTCCACGGCCGTGCTGCGCGGCCTCTGCTACACCGTGATCACCCTGGATCTGAATCACCAGGAATTCCAAGGCGGCCTGGTGCCGATCCACGCGGTCATCCGCGGCCGCAAGCTGTACGACCCGCGCGACGGCCAGACCCGTTGGTCCCAGAACCCCGCGCTGGTGATTCGCGACTACCTGACGTCGCCACTGTGCGGCGTGCCGGCCGCCGACCTGCCGACGGCCCAGTTCATCGCCGCGGCGAACGTGTGCGATGAGGCGTCGCCAACCGGCGGCGCGCGCTACACGATCAACGGCACGGTCACGTCTGACCAGGGCCAGGCCGGTGTGCTGGAGTCGATGACGCAGGCCATGGCCGGCGGCCTGGTCGCCACCACCTGGGACATCTACGCGGGCAAGTACATCGCCCCGGTGATGGCGCTCCAGCAGGAAGACATCGTCGGCAGCCTGTCGATCACGCCGGGCGTGTCGGACGCCAGCGTCTATAACGGCGTGAAGGGCCAGTACATCGGCCCGGAAAACAAGTACGTCCAGACGGACTTCAAGCCGTACCAGAACGCGGTCTACCGTGAGAGCGACGGCCGCGACAAGTACACGAACATCGACTTCCCGTTCACGGAATCGCTGCAGCGCGTTACCAACCTGGCGCGCATCTTCACCGAGGATCAGCGCAACGGCTATACCATCAAGGCGGAATTCTCCTTGAAGGCCTGGCCGCTGAAGGTGGGCCAGCGCGTGACGTTCACGAGCAAGGTCTTCGGCCAGACCAACAAGGTGTTCCGCATCACCGATAAGGCGTACGCGCCGAACTCGGCCGTGCAGCTCACCCTGAAGGAGGACGACGCCAGCATCTGGGACTATGCCGACGCCACGGTGGTCGACAGCACGCCGAACAGCGATCTGCCCGACCCGTGGAAGATCGACCCGTTAGCGTCGATCTCGTGCGCATCCGGCGAGGCGGCGCTGCTGCGCCAGGCAGACGGCTCGACCGTGCCGCGCATCCTGGTGTCGTGGCCGGCGCTGACCAATCCTGTCGGCCAGCAGGTGGAGATCGAGTGGCGCGCCATCTCGTCCGAGGCCTGGACGCGCACGACGGTCGCGGCGACCGAGACTCAGGCCTACCTGTCGCCGATCACGCCCGGCTTCTTCTATCTCGTGCGCGCGCGCGTCTGGAATCCGTACCTGAACACGCGCTCCCAGCAAGTGGCGACCGTGTACCAGGTCGAGCTGTTTACCGCTCTGGCAACGGTCTATATGTACGCGGCCGACAAACCGGCGACGCCGGCGGGTGCGGCAAGCTACGACTGGCCGACAGGTACCTTCGGGGCGGCGCCAGCTGGCTGGAGCCTAACCGAGCCGACGGCTCCCAGCGGCGGCGACGTGACGCTGTGGGCTGCCATGGTGGCCATCTCCGACATCAGCGACGTGCNGGGGCGGCGCCAGCTGGCTGGAGCCTAACCGAGCCGACGGCTCCCAGCGGCGGCGACGTGACGCTGTGGGCTGCCATGGTGGCCATCTCCGACATCAGCGACGTGCTGTCGCCGTTCGACTGGGGGCAGGCGGACGTGGTCAACATCGGCTATGCTCCGGCGGCGTCGGGCCAGGGGCCGGCGGGCTACAGCAACGCGCGCGTCTTTGCCTACCAGCGGAAGGCGACGGCGCCGAGCGGCACGCCAGGTGCGGTGAACTATGATTTTACGACGGGCAGCATCACGACAGCGTCGCTGCTGAATGGCTGGCAGAAGACCATCCCGGCGTCGGACGGAAACCCGCTGTACGTGACGTCGGCCAGCGCGAGCGCCGCTGGCACCACGGACATGATCGCGTCTGGCGAATGGTCGGGGGCGGTCGTGCTGGCGTACGACGGCGGCGCCGGCACGCCCGGGCTGAACAGCGCGACGATCACGCTGTACCAGCGCACGGCCAGCGCGACGGCGCCGGCGAAGCCCTCGGCAGCCTGCACCTATACGTTCGCCACTGGCGCGCTCACCGGCCCTGATGGATCAGCTTGCCGCGTTGCCGCCCTCCTNGGGCTGAACAGCGCGACGATCACGCTGTACCAGCGCACGGCCAGCGCGACGGCGCCGGCGAAGCCCTCGGCAGCCTGCACCTATACGTTCGCCACTGGCGCGCTCACCGGCCTGAACAACGGTTGGGGTACGTTCATTCCGACGACGGGCGGCGCCTACCTGCACACGACCTTCGCAACGGCGATCGCNGCCACGGCCACGGACAGCATCGCGGCCACCGAGTGGGCGAACGTGCAGCTGATGTATGACGCGGCCGACCTGATCGCGGCGAAGGCGGCGGCGGACGCGGCGAACCTGGCCGTGACCGACATGGCGCGCGACGACNCGAACGTGCAGCTGATGTATGACGCGGCCGACCTGATCGCGGCGAAGGCGGCGGCGGACGCGGCGAACCTGGCCGTGACCGACATGGCGCGCGACGACTTGCTGTCGCCAGCTGAAAAGCCAGCGGAGAATCTGCGCTGGATCTCGATCGTCGGGGAGCGGCCAGGAATCGACGCGCAGGCAGCTGCACTATCCATCACGACCGAGCGTACCGCCTACACCAACGCGTACAACACGCTGAGCGCATATATCACCGGTCTCGGTGCTGGGTTTGCAACCATTCCGGGAACAGCAATCAGCATCGTGGGGGCAACCTACCGGACGAATTTCAAGAACTACTTCGATGCGAAGCAGGCGCTGCTCAACGCGATCGCGGCGAAGTCGGCCACGTTAGCGCAGTGGTCTGGCGTGGGCGGCACCGGGCGCCCAGCGGACAACGCGTCCGCCGACCTGACGCTGGTGGGCACGGGCGCTGTTGTGGTAACGGCGAATCGCGCCGTGAAACGGCACCGGGCGCCCAGCGGACAACGCGTCCGCCGACCTGACGCTGGTGGGCACGGGCGCTGTTGTGGTAACGGCGAATCGCGCCGTGAAAGCGAGCGGCTTGGCCGCGTGGGATTCCTCGGCGACGAGCCGGGAGAGCTACGCTGGCGGCGCATTTGTGAGCGTGCGGGCCGATGGCCTGAGCGACCTGCTGTTCGGATTGAACTCTGATCCGGATACCGATTCGCACTGGTCGTCGCTCGATTTTGCTATCGAGACCAGGGTAAATGGCGGCTTGTATGTTTGGGAAAGCGGCGTGGCGCGCGGTGGCCTGGTCGGCACGTACGGAGCGGGAGACACCCTATCGATCGTGCACGACGGTTCGGCTGTCCGGTATTGCAAGAACGGGATCCAGCAGTTCGTCACGTATTTGCCCACGCCGGTTAATTCGCCGCTCTTCTTCGATAGCTCAATTAATACGGTCGGCGCATCGCTTTCGAATATTCGCCTTGGCCCCCTGTCTAGCAACAATTGGGCACTCGTTGGCGGCACTGGCAAGCCGCAGGACGGGGCGACGGTTGGGGCTCCTGCTGGAACGAACGTCGGCAGCACGCCGGCGACGACGGTCGAGGCCCAGGCTGCGGCCGCCATTCCGAAGAAGACCATGACCGTGTCGATTACGGGAACGCTGAGTTCGCTCGTCAATAACGGCACGCAGAACTACGGGCTTTTGATCGCTAACGTCAGCGGCACTTTCAAGGCGCCGCTGTCGTATCGCTGGTCGTGTACAGGAGAGTCCGACAACGGGATCGCGACGGTCAACTATTTCGTGTCGGGGGACACGGCAGCCGACCGGATCAACGTGAAGGGGACAGCGACGAACATGAAAATTAACGGCCAAGTCACTCTGGAAGTCACGGATGCTGACGGCATCACGACCAGAACCACGCGCGGCCACGGGCCAACCCACGGAACCTATACCTCGGCATGACGACACTTCAATACGCAATCAGCGACCAAGTCGGCCAGGTGCTGGGCTTCGCCGAAGAGGAGCGCATGCCGGCGCTGCCGGATGGCCTGGTCGCCCACGTCATGGTGGAGCGGGTGCCCAGCTTCCCGGAGCCGCCGTGGCCGACGTCAACCCTGCACGTGGCGAACAACGAGCTGTACTGGGTCGAGACGGCGCCGCTCGAGCAGGCCAAGGAGCTCGCGATCGCGCGCACCTATGTCGATGTGGACGCGGTCTACGAGGCGGCGATCGGGAGGCGCGGCACGGAATACACCCGGGCCGAGGACGCGGCCCGGGTGTACCTGGCGGCCGATCCGAAGCCGGCTGTGGTCTCGGGCTACATCACGGGCCACGCCCTGACGAACCCGACAGGGCAAGTCCAGAGCGAGGCCTGGGCCGCGCAGCAGATCGTCGAGCGGGCCGACGCCTTTCGGTGGGCCGAGCTGCAGATGCGCAACGTGCGGTTCGCGCGCCAGGCCGACATGCGCGCCGCGATCACGCCGGAGGATCTGGCCACTGCAGTCGGCCAGTGGAACGACTTCATCACCTGGCTGCGCTCGACGCTGGGCCTGTAACCAACCCAAGAAAGGAGGTCTGATGGACAACCGTCCAGGAGTCGTCACGCTCCGCTTTACCTCGAGGTGGCCGCACAACCCGATCAGCCTGGCCATCGCCGTGCTGTCGGGTTCTCGCTTCTTCAGCCACGTGGTAGCCATCGTCGGCGACCGCGCTTACGAATCGTCGATGACGCACGGGTGCCGGGCCTGCTCGGTGCCGGACGTCATGGAAGGCATCGTCCGCTACCAGGACACAGGACATGGAGGTCGAGGTGCCCGATATCGGCGCCGCCGTCGCGTTCGCCGAAGGGCAGGGCGGCAAGCCCTACGACTTCGCCGGCGCGCTGGCCCTGCCGCTGCTCAAGTCCGACGACTGGGGCGACGACAGCCGCTGGTGGTGCAGCGAGCTAGTGTTCGCGATGCTTATGGCCGGCGGCCGCACGCTGCTGGATCCGGACGAGAAGCACCGGGTCACACCGAATGATTTGTACCAATGCTTTTTCCCGAAGTCCCAACTAATGCGCGCGTGAGGCGCGATCGAACTACTGCAAATTCTGTAGTAGTTGCCCATCTGACCAGGCCGCCAAGCGGCTTTTTTTACGCCCAATGAAAAGGCAACTAATGAGCAAATCCAACATCCCCGAGATCAGCAGCTACGCCGGCGCGGCCGGCTCGTTCGGGGTCGGCGCCCTGACGATGAACGAATGGGCATGCCTTATCGGTATCTTGCTGGGCTTCCTGACTTTCGTCATGAATGCCTGGTACACCAAACGCAAGGACAAGCGCGAGCAGGAGCTGAAAGACCTGGAAAAGGAAGAGCTGATCTCGCGCATTCTCGCCCAGGGGAGGCAACTGTGAGCCCACTTCGCTTGCTTAACCTGGCGATTACGCCAGCGCTGGCCGAGCTAACGCGCTGCGGGATCCCTGACACGCCCACCGCGCGCCGCTTTATGCTGGCCATTGCACTGCAGGAATCATCGCTGGCGCATCGTCGCCAGGTCGGGGCCGGCGGAGCCGAGAACGGCCCTGCCGCCTCGTTTTGGCAGTTTGAACAGGGCGGCGGCTGCAAGGGCGTGCTGACTCACTACCTGGTTGCCTCGACTATGCGCAACCTGTGCGCCGACTTCAACGTTGAGCCGACGCCCGCAGGCCTATGGGAGGCAATGCGCTACCACGACATCGTAGCCGCGATCGCGGCGCGGCTGCTGATTTATACCTTGCCGGGCAAGCTGCCTACGACACCTGCCGATGGTTGGGCTCAATACATTGACGCTTGGCGCCCTGGTAAGCCGCATCCCCAAACGTGGGCTAGCAATTGGGAACTCGCCACCCTGACCGTAGGAGAGAAGTAATGGCACCAGCACTGACAGCACTGATCCCGGTTCTCGGGAATATGTTCGACCGCATTTTCCCCGATCCGAAAGCGGCGAACGATGCAAAGCTCGAGGTGATGCGCATGGCCCAGGCCGGCGAGTTGGCCCAGCTGGACGCCGACCTGAAGCTGGCGACCGGCCAGCTGGAGATCAACAAGGTGGAGGCTGCAAGCCAGTCGCTGTTCGTCGCCGGCTGGCGTCCGGCCATCGGCTGGGTGTGCGGCGCCGCCTTCGCGTTCAAGTTCATTCTGGGCCCGGCCGCCGTGGTGCTTTCGCAGTGGTTCGGCCATCCGATCACGCTGCCCGTGTTTGACTTCAGCGAGATGAGCACGATCCTCCTGGCGTTGCTTGGACTCGGCAGCCTGCGGACTGTCGAAAAGGTGAAGGGCGTCTGACTCCGGATATACTGTACGCATGTACAGTATTGTTAAACGTCTGCGCTCGCGCGGCGCCCGCAAACATGACCGGGAGATTCAGTCCGATCCGGGGACGCCGGGCGATCTCACGCTTACGATTTGCGGCGGCGCACCCGAAGCCAAGCTCGCGCGCCACGACGACTCCCGCCAGGAGCCAATCATCCCGGTGCTGAATAACGCGCAGCTGGTCACCATGCACGGTGACAAGATGCTTTTTAAGGGGTATGAGCGCGGGGAGGGCGGCGCGGAGCACGTGCAGGAGTGGTCAGTACTGGTGACACTGCGGCCGGCTGGCGCCGGGTAACCTGGAGGAATTTTCTGACGGAAGTTAGACGAGCTCGTCCTCGTCGTCGACGACAACAAACTGGATCTGATCGATCTTCGCCATCGCCTCGGCGAGCGAAAGCTTCACTGCCTCGAAGAACGCGCGATGCCGTTCGTCGACCACGATCTGGTCGGGCCAGTCTGGTTCCCGATGCAGCCGAATCGCCCCGCCGACCACCTCGCTGAGCGGCGACTCGACGATGAATACTCGCTCCTGTTCCTGGCCCATCCCGGCAACCAGCTGCGGCAACACGGTCTTAAACGGCTCGCCCCGGTCGCTGAAGTAGTGCACCAGGGCAGGGGCGTCCTGGCCGTCGACCGGGCTGAACTCGATGTTGGGATGCTGGTGCTTCTTAATGAACATTGGGACTCCACGAACACTTTAATGAGAGCACTCTCATTTCGGCTGCTCAAACAGATCACTATATGGGAATTCGTATTTAATATGATTCGGGAGGTGGGGCTTTATTCCGGCAAATTGGGGCGAGCGTGGTTTTAAAAGCTTCACTTGCTCTTTCGGTAGATCATCTATTCCGAAGGTCTTAACTGCTGCGTCGTTTAGGCGTTCTTCGTCTGTTCCCATATGGCAGTAAATGCTGTAAGCAGGATAGCCGAGCGACAAGCGCTTCCAGCGAAGCTGAGTATGGTCAACCTTGCTATGACTTATATCCATCCAGAACAAACGTTTTCCTGTCCAAAATCCTATTCCAGCAAATCCATGATTAGAGCAGCTAACTCCGATGCGAAGTTGTTCAATGAACCCATCTTCATCGTAATCGAATGTATCTCCTAAAATTCGAGGCGGATGCACGATCAGGATCAGGTTCCTTGTGAATTCAGTTGCTTCGTACTTCTGTGCCTTCCCCCATTTTTTTTCAGTAATTTCCTTCATCCATATGTGGGGCTCTAATGGCACGATCACTACGGATTCGCGCTTGCCCCTTTTATGATAGAGCCATCCGCGAAACTCCTTTATGTTTTGGTGAATGTCATCTGGAAGCACAGCCGCAAGCTCGTATCCCTGAGCATGACCATTCAACCGTAATCTCAAGTCAGGCGTGTCTTTCAGTTCGACGTCTGTAATCTCAAAGGGGCCCTGGCTGAGATATCGGATTAGAGCTTGGGCTGTAGCGCGTTCTTCAGGGGTTGGGGCCGATCGGGTCATTTACCACTCCTTTAGCAAAGTCGAATTACACACTTATTATTTACAGCACAAACTCTGCAGAAAATCTGCCCAACACTGCATCATGTCGCGCCGCGCCGGCAGGTGAGCTGCTCGGTTATAGGCGCGGCCATTCACATCCTTGACCTGGTGCGCCAACTGGTGCTCGATCAGGTCAGTCCAGGCGCGCTGCGATATCGGCCGCCGATTCGTTGTAATATACCTGCAGTTGCCGAAGGTCACGGTGCCCGACCATGCGCGCCAAGTCGAGCACGTTCAACTTCTTGGCCAGCCGCGTAATGGCAAGGTGCCGCGTGTCGTGGAACGTGCCGTCGGCGATCATTGCCCGGGTGCGCGCCTTTCGGAACAGAGCATCAAGGGATGCGGAGGTGACGCCGAACACTGTGCCGCCGTCCTCCGGCGCCGGCAGGAGTTGGAGGAGTGCAGCGGCGCGGGACGAGAGCGGCACTGCGCGCTTCGTCCCGTTCTTCGTTTCCAGCAGGGTGGCCACCCTGCCGGTGATGTGCTCGGGCCGCAGGCCGCAGATTTCTCCAGCGCGCATCGCGGTCTCGATCGCGAACAGGAAGGCAATGCCGACGCGCTGGGTCGCGGATTCGACCGGCTCGGCCTGGTCGACGTCGATGCCCAGGGCGGCGCACAAGCGCTCGACCTCGTCCTCACTGTACAGCCGGTCGCGCGGCGGGGGATCGGCTGGGCGCCGGACATCGGTGGTCGGCGACTTCGCGATCCATTTCCACTCTTTCACGGCTGACGAGAACACGTGCGACAACAGGTTCAAGTCGCGGTTGACGGACGAGCCGAGAACCTTGTCTTCGAAGTTCTTCGCTTCGGTACCCTTCAGGCGCATGTCGCGCCATTTTCCCAGCACCTCGGGCGTCACGTCGGCCAGCTTCCAGTCTGCCAGCGGTACACCGTCCACCGACATCCGGCCAATTGCAGCCAGGCGAATCGCTTCCTTTTCGTGCCCGCGCTTGTGCACCGAAACTTCCTTCTCATAGCGGCGGAACGCGTCATCGACTGTGCGGCCGCGCTGCACGCCCGTTGCCTTCTCGGTTCGGATCTCGGTCTCGCGCTGCGCGGCCCATGCGTTGGCCTCCCCCTTGGTGGCGAACGTCCGCGACTCACGCACGCCTTGAATGGCGATCTGAACACGCCAGCCTGTTTTCTCTTTTGAAATCGACGCCATACCCAGCTTCCTATACCCGCGCTCGCGCGTAATTGCTGCGTATTTTACGCGTAATGGCTGTGTTGATGCGGGTAGAAAAAGAGGTGGTACGTTGAGAATCAAGCGGCCCAAACAACGCCGTATGCCCTTGATTTCAAATGATAAGATGCAGAAAGATGCACTTTGGGAGAGCGCAGCGTGGTGCCCCGAGCCGGAATCGAACCGGCACGCCCTTGCGAGCACGGGATTTTAAGTCCCGGGTGTCTACCAGTTTCACCATCGGGGCAGCGCGGCAGGATTCTAGCACAGGCGCCGGGCGGTGGAGTCGAACATGCAAGATTGCATGGGCCGCGGCAGGCCGCACCCTATGGCCGAGCGATCGAATGGTGTAGCATGCACCCCGGCGCAGGAAGCCTGCAGCAGGCTTCCACCGCATGCCCCGAACCAGAAGCACAAGGACGACGAGTGAACACCCATATCAACATCGACGAGCGCCTGCGCGCCTTCGTCGACCCCCTGACCGAGATCGAACACGCCGCGCTCGAGCGCAGCCTGCTGGCCGAGGGCTGCCGCGATGCCCTCGTGCTGTGGCGCGACACCCTGATCGATGGCCACAACCGCTACGAGATCTGCCGCAGGCACGGCATCCCGTTCCGCACGGTTCACAACAATAACTTCGACTCGATCGAAGACGTCATGCTGTGGATGATCGACAACCACCTGGCGCGCCGCAGCGTGTCCGACTTCCAGCGCGGTCTGCTCGCGCTGCGCAAGAAGGAGATCGTGACCGCGCGCATGGCCCAGCAGATGGCCGAGGAACCGCCGGTGCCGAATCCGGACGACATGGATTCGCGTCCGCCGCCGCCCTGGAACACGCGCGAGGAAGTCGCCAAGGCGGCGCGGGTGTCGAGCAATACCATCAGCCAGATCGAACGCATCCAGAAGGCGGCCACGCCGCAGCTGGTCGAAGCCGTCCGCTCGGGCACCATTTCGATCAACGCCGCCGCCAACGTGGCCTCGCTGCCGCAGGAGGCGCAGATCGCGGCGGTGGCCGGCGGACGCAAGGAACTGCAGCAGGCGGCGCGCCAGGTGCGCGAACAGAAGGCCGCCGGCAAGCCGAAGAAGCTGGGCCCGGACGGCGAGCCGATCGACGAAAAGGCCGCGCTGAAGGCCGAGATCGCCGCGCTGAAAGACCGCATGGCGACCCTGCTGACCGAGAACGAGATCCTCAAGCAAAAGCTCGCCAACGCCGGCTGA